ATTAGTTCAGGATTATGTATTATGGCTAATCAGAAGCACTTATATATACCGGAGAAAAAAGAATCAAAATTAATTATTAACTTCGCTAAGTATAAAAACGAAGGAACAACAAGTCAATTGATTAGATGAAAAATGTAACAATCAACATAAACACCGCATCATTCCCAAGTCAGTTAGCAACTGATGCCGAAAAAGCATCTGATGCATTTGGATTGCAAGTGGGTCAGGCTATTCAATATGAATGGTTTAGAAAAGATGGAAACAATTGTAGATACTATGGTCAGTGGCAAGATTTCCGCAGACTAAGACTATATGCGAGAGGTGAACAACCAATTGGTAAATATAAAAACGAATTGGCTGTAGATGGTGATTTGTCTTACTTAAATCTTGATTGGACTCCCGTTCCTATTATACCAAAGTTTATTGATATTGTTGTTAATGGAATGTCTGATAGATTGTTTAAAGTAAAAGCATATGCACAAGATGCAATGTCTCAAGCTAAAAGAAACAAGTATCAAGATATGCTTGAAACACAAATGGCAGGTAAACCTGTTCTTACTAAAATACAGCAAATGACAGGTGCTAATCCATTTTTAATGGACCCTGAGCAATTACCTGAAACAGACGATGAATTGTCATTATATATGCAGCTTAAATATAAGCCTGCAATTGAAATAGCAGAAGAAGAAGCAATCAACACAATCTTTGATGAGAATCATTATGAAGACACTCGTAAAAGATTAAATTACGACCAAACTGTTATTGGCATTAGCGTTGCAAAGCACGAGTTCCTGCAGGGTACAGGTGTTAAAATTAGTTATGTAGACCCGGCTAACGTTGTTTACAGTTATACAGAAGACCCATTCTTTAAAGATTGTTTCTATTGGGGAGAGATAAAAACATTGGCATTAACTGAGTTAATGAAGATAGACCAATCTTTAACTAAAGAAGACTTACAAGAAATTACTCAATACAGCCAAGCGTGGTATGATTATTACAACGTAGCACAGTTCTATCAAAACGATATGTTTTATAGAGATACTTGTACGTTATTGTATTTCAATTACAAGTCAACTAAAAAAGTTGTTTACAAAAAGAAGAAACTTGAAGGTGGCGGTTCTCGAGTAATTGAGAAAGATGAAACCTTCAATCCTCCAACAGAAATGATGGAAGAAGGTAACTTTGAAAAGATTGAAAAAGTTATTGATGTTTGGTATGAAGGTATTATGGTAATGGGTACCAATATCTTGTTGCAATGGAGATTATCTGAGAATATGGTTCGTCCTAAATCAGCATCTCAACACGCAATACCTAACTATGTTGCTTGTGCTCCTCGTATGTACAAAGGTGCTATTGAATCACTATGCAGAAGGATGATACCATTTGCTGACTTGATTCAAATTACCCATTTAAAATTACAACAAGTTATTGCTCGTACAGTGCCTGATGGTGTGTTCATTGATGCTGATGGTTTAAACGAAATTGATTTAGGTACGGGTAACGCGTATAATCCTGAGGACGCTTTAAGACTATACTTCCAAACAGGTAGTGTAATTGGTAGAAGCTACACCCAAGATGGCGAGTTCAACAATGCAAGAGTACCTATCACTCAGTTGACATCTAACTCAGGTGCAGCTAAAACGCAGATGTTGATTACAAATATGAACCACTACATTGATATGATTAGGTCTGTGACCGGTCTTAACGAGGCAAGAGATGGTTCTAATCCTGACCCTAACTCATTAGTTGGTCTACAGAAGTTAGCTGCATTAAATTCTAATACAGCTACAAGGCATATTCTTGACGGTTCTTTGTATGTATATCGTACATTATCTGAGGCTTTAACATATAGGATTGCCGATATTTTGCAATACGCTGACTTTAAAGATGAGTTTGCAAATCAAATTGGAAAGTACAACGTATCTATATTAGAAGAGATTAAAGACCTTTACATTTATGACTTTGGTATATTCATTGAGGTTTCACCTGATGAAGAACAAAAAGCACAGCTTGAAGCTAATATCCAAATGGCATTATCTAAAGGAGACATTAACCTTGAAGATGCAATTGACATCCGTGAGATTCGCAATCTTAAACTTGCTAATCAGTTATTGAAACTTAAGAGAGTTAAAACTCAAGAGCGTGAGGAAAAGATGGAAATGCAGAAACAAGCTATGATTTCTCAGCAGCAATTGAAGTCTCAAGAGTTGGCAGGTCAAGTGGCTATGCAGAAGATTGAAATGGAAACCAACTCAAAGATTAAGATTAAACAGGCTGAAATTGCATTTGATATGCAGAAGATAGAGAAAGAGGCAATGCTTAAATCTCAATTGATGCGTGAAGAGTTTGATTATAATATGCAGATGCGAGGAATTGAAGTTAACACTTTGACTGAAAGAGAACAAATGAAAGAAGACGCAAAAGCAAAAAGAATTAGTCAACAAAACACCGAACAATCTAAGTTAATTAATCAAAGAAAGAACAATCTTCCGCCAATGGATTTTGAATCAAATGAGGATAGTTTGGATGGGTTTGACTTAGCTGAATTTGAGCCTCGTTAAAAATGTCAAAATTTTTGTATAAGTTTGTATAAATTAAATCAAATCAAATGGAATTAAAAGTTAGAGCATTAGACATAATTGAACCAAAGAGTGTTCAAGAAGTGGAACAAAAATTACTTGAGAAACACGAAGAGTCGTTAAATCAAGATAATAATACGGAACCGGAACCATTGCAAAATGACCCTGAACCGAAATCAACTGAGGTTGATTTAAAAGACGAAGACGTTCTTTCATATATTGGTAAGAGATATAATAAGCAGATTAATTCTTTAGATGACTTAGTTGCTGAGCGTAAAGACGCTGAGCCGTTACCTGAAGAAGTGGCTGCTTATATGAAATATAAGAAGGAGACAGGACGCGGGTTTGAAGACTTTGTCAAATTGAAAAAGGACTTTGAAACAATGGACCCTGACGACCTTCTTAAGCAATACCTTTCATCCACACAGGATGGTCTTGATAGTGATGACATTGAGACGTTAATGGATGACTACAGATTTGACGAAGAGTTAGATGATGAGTCAACTATTAAAAAGGCAAAAATCGCAAAAAAGAAAGTTCTTGCTGAAGCCAAGAAATATTTCAATTCTCAAAAGGAAAAATATAAAATGCCCCTTGAGTCAAGTTCGGCATTCATTCCTGACGGAGAAAAAGAAATATACGAAAGCTATAAGCAATATACCCAACAGGCAAAGACTATTGAAGAGGAGAACAATCGTAAACGTCAATGGTTTGACCAAAAGACGAACGATGTTTTTAGCGGAGAGTTCAAAGGTTTTGAGTTCAATGTTAATGACAAGAAGTTCACGTTTGCTCCGGGAGACGCCAATGAGTTGAAAAAGAGCCAAGCAACTCCACAGAACTTTATTAATAAATTCTTGGATGACCAAGGTTTGATGAAAGACGCAGCAGGTTATCATAGGTCTTTGGCTATAGCAATGAATCCTGACAAGTTCGCTAAGTATTTTTACGAACAAGGAATGGCTGATGCTACTGATGATGTTACTCGTAAAATCAAGAACATCAATATGTCAGAGCGTAAAGCACCCGAAGTTGGCACTATATCAGGAGGAATGCAGGTGAAGGCGGTAAACCCTGATTCAGGAAGAAACCTGAAAATCCGCAGTATAAAAAGAGTTTAAAACAATTAAAATTTAAAAAAAATGGCAAGTGCTTTATTGAATAACCCCACCTACCAATTGCAGCCAAGTGCTGAGCAGGTGGCGTTACAGACAAACTACATTACCAACTTCAACTTCTTGAATCAGTATCTTCCTGATACATACGAGAAAGAATTTGAGCGTTATGGTAATAGAACAATCGCATCTTTCTTACGTATGGTAGGAGCAGAGATGCCGTCTAACTCTGACCAAATCAAATGGGCAGAACAAGGACGTTTACACATTAAGTACACAAACTGTACTTCAGCAGCAGCAGCAGGTGCGGCAACCGCAACTTTTACTGTAGCTGACAGTGGTGTTACTTATATCGCTATCCGTGTTGGACAAACTTTAATGATTCAGAACAACACTTCAGGTGTTTTCAACAAAGCAATCGTTACAGCAGTTCCTTCTGCTACTACTTTCACAGTAGCTTATTATGAGACTGCAGGTCAAGCATTTGCTGTTTCTACTCAATGTACTGTATTCATTTACGGTTCTGAGTTCAAAAAAGGTACTAACGGAATGGTTGGTTCTTTAGAATCAGAAGATGACATCTACAGCAACAACCCTATTATCATCAAAGATAAGTATGCGGTTAACGGTTCTGATATGGCTCAAATCGGTTGGGTAGAAGTTACAACTGAGAATGGTGCTACAGGATACCTTTGGTATTTAAAGAGTGAGCACGAAACTCGTTTACGTTTTGAAGATTACTTAGAGACTTCAATGATTGAAGCTGTTCCGGCTGCATCTTCTTCAGGTGCTGCAACTGCAGGTTACATTGGTTCTGAAGGTATCTTCTACGTTGTAAACAACCGTGGTAACGTTTGGGGTGGTGGTACTCCAACAACTTTAAGCGATTGGGATTCTATCGTTTCTCGTCTTGACAAGCAAGGTGCTATCGAAGAGAACGTTGTATTCGTAAATCGTGGTTTAAGTTTCGATATTGACAATATGTTGGCTACATTGAACGGCTACACTTCAGGTGGTGTTGCTCAATCAGCTTCTTTCGGTCTTTTCGATAACGATGTTGATATGGCGTTAAACTTAGGTTTCACAGGTTTCCGTAGAGGTTATGACTTCTACAAGTCTGATTGGAAATACCTAAACGACCCAACAATGCGTGGTGGTTTAAATACTACTGCTGCAACTGCAACCGGTACTATCACAGGTTTGATGGTTCCTGCAGGTTCTACTTCAGTGTACGACCAAATTATGGGCAAGAACGCTAAGCGTCCTTTCTTACACGTTCGTTACCGTGCTTCTGAAGCTGAAGACCGCAGATACAAAACTTGGATTACAGGTTCTGCCGGTGGTGCTGCAACAAGCGACTTGGATGCAATGGAGGTTAACTTCCTTTCTGAGCGTTGCGTATGTACCCTTGGTGCAAACAACTTCGTATTGTTCCGTTACGGATAATAAAGGAAGAAAATTACAGGGAGGGTGTCTTCAAAGACACTCTCCTTTTTTTAAAATCAAATTAAATCAAATATAAAATGGCAAAAGGTACAACTCCTGTAGATAAGGTCTATAGACTTAAAATAGGAAATCCGCTATCATATACGTTAGCGTCAAGAAATCATCCTCGATTCCCACTAATGTGGTTTGACGAGAAGAACAATGTTAATCGTGCCCTTAGATATTGCACGAATCAAAAGTCCCCATTTGAGGACGAACAAGACGGAAACTTTATTATTGAGCCAATCATCTTTGAAGATGGCTTCTTAAGAGTTCCAAAGAACAACCCTGTATTGCAGGAGTTCTTACACTATCACCCATTGAATGGCAATATATTTATTGAAGTAGATAAAGAGAAAGACGCTGCTGCTGAAGTAGAAGACTTAAACTTAGAAGTTGAGGCTTTAATTGAGGCTCGTCAGTTATCACTTGACCAAATTGAGACATTAACAAGGGTTATGTTTGGAAAAGACCCATCCACCGTGTCTACTGCTGAATTAAAGCGTGACATCTTGGTGTTTGCTAAAAGAGACCCTAAGGAGTTCTTGAATATACTAAACGACCCTGAATTAAAGTTTCAGGCTAAGGTTCGTACATTCTTCGAGAACAAGTTATTGATATTAAGAAATGGCGACAAAGAGGTGTGGTTTAATACTGCCACCAACAAGAAGAAGATGTTATCTGTTCCGTTTGGAGAGGACCCATATGAGATGGTAGCCCACTACTTACAGAGTGACGATGGCATTGATTCTTTAAAAATGCTAGAAGCTGTTTTAGGATAATTGATGTTGATTATTGATTGATGATTAGAAAGAAGGGCACTTGTTGTGCCCTCTTTTTTTTTATGTATATTTGTAAAAAAAGAACTAATGATAAACTCAGTAAGAAATACGGTACTATCCGTTCTTAACAAGAACAACTACGGATACGTATCTCCTTCTGATTTTAACCTCTATGCACAGAATGCACAAGTTGAAATTTTTGAGGAGTACTTCAGCAGTTATAACAAGGTTATAAACGCTGAGAACGCAAGAGCAGCAGGTGTTGACTATGCTGATATGGAACAGCCAATCGCTGAGGTATTAGAATATTTTTTACGAACCGATTATCTTTCAAAAATCTCAGCCAATAGATTTTCATTGCCTACTCCTACAACAACGGGGTATTATTCATATATGCTATTGGACGTACAATGCAAGCCTGTAACGCTTAAGACCGGTACTAATACTGCAGTTGTAAGTGGTCAATTAGTTGACAGTACAGCGACATTTACTACAGATGATATTGTAGCAGGTGATGTAGTAACCAACCTTACAACAGGATTGGTATCTACAGTTACATCAGTGCTTAGCAATACAGCAATACTTTTGGATTCAAATATATTTTTAGCTGCAGGTAATGCTTATGGTATCTTCTCTTCATCTACAATAGTTCAAGTTGAGAAGGTGATTAACTCTAAGATGGCGTTGCTTAACAACTCAAATCTTACACCACCAAGCATTCAGTACCCTGCTTATACGCTACAAGGCGAGACTTTAACATTATACCCTACGTCAATAAGCAATAAAGGTCAGGTGCAATCAACTTACTTCAGATACCCTAAGGTGCCGAAATGGACCTATATTACGCTTTCAAATGGAGAGCCGATATTTGACCAATCACAAAATGATTACCAAGATTTTGAATTACCTATTGAGGATGAATATAAATTAGTGACAAGGATTCTTCAGTATTGTGGTATATCTATTCGTGAATCTGAGGTTGTACAATTCAGTATGGCTAAGGAGCAACAAGAACAAAATCCATAAAAACTTTTAAGATATGGCATATATATCACAGTATCAATACTACGAGAACGGAGGAGTTCAGCCTGAGGACGCTAATTGGGGGTCGTATCAATATGTTAGTTTACAAGACATCGTAAATAACTTCTTATTGATGTACTCAGGAAACCACTCTTTGGTTAATAACGAAGAGCGTTACAAAGTATTGTTCCACGCTAAGCGTGCTATTCAGGAGTTAAACTATGATGCATTTAAGGAAATTAAAGTATTGGAGTTGACTGTGCCTGATATGTTGAGATACATTCTACCTTCTGACTATGTCAATTGGGTACGTATCTCTTTGTACAAAGATGGTTGGTTAAGACCATTGACTGAGAATATCCAAACACTTTCATCTAAAGCATACTTGCAAGACAATACAGGTCGTATTTTATTCGACCAATATGGTAATGCTTTGAGTCCTCAGTACTCTGAGATTGACTACGATAGATTAACGCACATCAAGAAGAGCATCTATCTTAACCAAGGAAACCAATTCAATGGTCAATTGGGATGGAACTATGATGGTATGTGGTACTTTGAAGCCAATATCGGAACTGCATACGGATTGAATACAGAGACGGCAAACTTTAATCCTACATTCAACATTGACAGAAAGGGAGGAGTGATTAACTTTGACTCATCTATGTCAGGTCAGCAATGTATTTTAGAGTATGTTTCTGATGGT